GTCCTTTACCGTGCACTTACCATATTTAACTAAGTTGGCAGGTTTACGAGTTATCGGGTATAGCCCAAATAACGGGGAACGTCCCAGTGAACTATTACTAGCGACCGAAACGGGCAAGGATACATCAACCTTTATAACGGATGAGTTTTCGAATGCTTTATCGTGCAATGGGAATTGAAAATTGCATTTATCATTAAGTAACAAATTCCCAATCTTTAAGATATCCGAATCTCCCCATTTCATGGCTACACCAGTTCCCTCTTCTTCACAACCTGCGACATGCATTCCTAGAATTCCCTCATTGTCCACTACCAAAGAACCACAAAGGCCCTTTCCGTGGACATCATACATAAACGTATCACCCTCTATTCTAGTTTCAAAACAGGTGTCATTCAGAGGTACGCGGTAAACTATAGCATCTCTCGAATGTAAAACAGTTGGTCTACAACTACGCATAACTCCATAAGGTGAAATCAAAACATAGTTATTACGACTAGTTCGGACGCGAAAAAAGTGTCCCATATTCTTGAAAACCGTTGCAATATTCTTGGGTAAACTAAGCACAGCTACATCACTCGTACGATTTTCGTACAAAACATTAACTCTGATTTTATCGTAGATAATATGATTACTTCTTTTATTACCGTAAACGGTAATATACATATCTCCACTATGTATGCAATGTGCCGGTACAACTACGTTGTGACCACTTAGCAGACCAACTACATGGGTGGCATGTTTTCCAGCCACGACAACTATTTCCCTCAGATTGTTTCGAATGCTAGCATGCATTGTATTTAGACCGTTTAAGTCGAATTTTTCGGACAAATCACTTTCAATACTAAAATTTGGTTTGTTTTTACGTTTATTTACACAACTTGTTACAATATAATTGACACCGTAACAAATTAACATGGAAAAAATATAAACACTTATCTCTAGAAACATATCATGCTCCATAATCGAAGATACAAGTGCCCTTATCTTACTTACTTTCCACTGGAAACTTTCCGTTATTAAAATCCGAAAATATTCTAAAGGTTCAATTTTTAAGTATTCTTCGTGTTGAGAATCTGGCAAGTCTGCTAATTCTTCTTTTAAACGTTGTAACTCAACATCGATGTCAAAGTCTGAAGCCACCGAGTCCGTCGGGTCAAAAGCCAAGTTGTTGTCGCTTTTACTAGGCATAGTCCACATCCCGACTAAATTTGAAAGGAAGGACTCACGCCCCTCTACTTTAAATTCATCAAGTTGGGCCCTTACCATTTCTACCTGCGACGGTGTTAAGTTATTGGAAACCATGCGTGATTTACTCAAGTTACGTAATTTAACTACATGTTTACTAATCCACGCGTAAAAATCCGTATCAACACCCGTTAAAGCAAACACTGGACACAACCCTTCCATACACTCCCGAAGATGTTCTGGATATCCGATTTTGAATTTATTTTCACTCAAATCATAGTATTTCCATTTTGCCACTCCAGTGTACACACCGGAAAATAGTACATCAGCAAAATCAATAACATGACAGCGTCTCCATAAGGCTGGTAACTCACGAATACAATCCTGTCGAGTTAAGTTACTCAAATTCATAAACTCATTCGTGGTGGCTAAAATTATCTCACTATTAAAAAATTTAGTGTCCTTATTTTCAGCACGAGCACAATCCAGGGGGTATTTGACTTCTGAGATCATGTTTATAAAAGTGCGCCATTGAGCTATTCCCTGTTGTCCAACATCATCCATATAAAAAATAGATTCATTTTCATATGCATCATAAAAATCTTTTCCATCGTTGATATCCTTGACTTGGTGTGCATAACGGGTCATTGGCAAGCATTGTAACACTCCGTTCATTGCACGCGACTTTCCACAACCAGGAGGACCTTGAAGTACGATACCAATAGGTTCCTGTCTTGAACAATTTTCAAAAGCGTCTATTCGGCGCTTCAATTTCTGGAAATCCATGTAAATTGCGGCTACTGCTGGTGATCTGCGAGCCCACGTTATAAAAT